CACTGGCGGCGGCGGCGGCGGAGGCGGCGGAGGTGGCGGCGGCGGAGGCGGAGGCGGCGGTGCAGCCGGCTCACCAAAGTTGTAGATCAGGCTGCCGAGCAACGAGTGCGACCGCATCGTCGTCGACGTGGCGCGACCGACGCGGTCCACCAGATCAACATTCGGCTGGTTGAACAGACGGTACTTCAGGCCAATATCCCAGTTGCTGCCGATCGGCGCGCGGATGCCCGCAATCGCCTGCCAGGCAAAGCCTGTGTCGGAGTCGTTCAGGAAGTCTGGGCCTGCCGGATCAATGCTAAAGCTAGCTTTCGTGCGGGCGACGCCGGCACCACCACCAACAAAGCCCTGCAAACCGTCATCGTCGCCGAAGTCCAGCAAGCCGTTCAGCATGAAGCTGAGCGTGCTGCTATCACCACCTGCGTTGTTATAAACGCCGGCGCGCGCCAAGCTCGCCACCGCGCCAGCCGGCGTTGTGGTCTGCGAAGCCCATGAGTCGATCGAAGCCTGCTTGTAGCCGACTTCAGCTTCAAGACGGAAACCACCAAAATCATAGCCGATAATGGCGTCTGCATCGTAGCCAGTCTTGAAATTGGCACTGGCAACGCTTTCGAGAGCACCAATATCCGTCTTCTGTTCTTCAAAAAGCGACGCACCGGCTTCGACACCGATATACCATGCATCGTCACGCGCCAGCGCGGGAGTAGCCATGGCGGTCGATGCGAGCACTGCTACGAGAGCGAGCTTCCGCATAATAAATCCCCTTTCTCAATTGTCACTTGGGACAGCGAAGTGGTCCTAACTGATGCCATTCTGACGTGCAAGGGCACATTGACGGGAAGTGTTGCGTAAAAGCCTCAGTCTTCGTGAAATATTATTGCGCCAGTTTAGTTTGAGATGAGGCCATGGGCTTGCAATGCCGCAATTAATTCCGTCAGTCGCGCCCGGCACTCGGCATCAACCACCGCACCGCCAGAAGGCTGGGAAATGCTGGCACCGCGTGGGCCTACCACCTGCTGGCCGCCGATTCGCAGGCCAGATGTGGCAATATCTGCCGACCAATTCCCGCCATTATGGCGCAACATCAGGCCGGTTGCGCGTTGCCAGACCTGCAAGCCATCAAAAGGGTCGACATAGCGCCACCCCCCTTGCGTCCATTGGGCAATTGCGCCGGCATGGCCGGACCATGCCCCCATAGGTGACGACGAAACAAGCCAACACGCCCCGTCGGACGGAGATGCAGGTGGGGAAGCGAGCATGTCCTCCACGACAGATTGAACGCACATATCCAGACGTTGCAGCGCCTCATTATGCGTCACCTCCTTTTGGGCCTGGGCGACGTGGAGATAGGGCAAAGCAAGGCGGAGTGTATGATCCGACATAGAAGATCCTTTGTGTCTTAAAGAGGGAAGGCTGTGGTCGCCGGATCAGATTGGACGAAACGCCCGATCTGACGGACGCTGAGGGTGAGCGACGTCGCCCCTGCCGACCGCAATTCCGCAAGCTGTCCGGCGGAGAGCTGATAGTGCGGCTGAGCAAGCGTCGCGCCGATGCTCTCGGCCAATGGCAATGCGGCGATCTCGATCCGATAGAGTTCCGCCTCTTCGGCAACCGGCACCTCGATGCCATCCAGCCATCGCCAGCCCTCGCGGCTTCGGCGGGTCCACTGCACGTCGATGGTGCCATCGGACAGTGGCACGGCGCGCAGATGCACCGGCGAAAGAGGCCTCAACGCGGCACCGACGGCAGATAGGCTGGCTGTCACGCCGTCGGGATCACCCACCCCCTTTGCCAACACATCGACGTCGCTGGCCCCTGTTGGCACCGACAAGGCCGTTAGCGTCTCTGGGTCGAGCAAAAGAAATGGCTCTTGCGCCGCATGATCCGCGATGCGCGCCTCCGTCCCCCGACGGCCCCGCAACAGGCGCGACAATATCCACCTGCCCGGCGCGAAACGCTCGGCCATCCCAAACTGGAGGACCTCGCCCCCAACCAAAGCAAGGTTCGCGCCGGTCCAGAGGGCATCGTCACTTACATTTAGAAGTGACATGCCATCGTGCAGCAGATCGACCGTGAGGGTGTTGCGCATATCCATCAGATGCGGCGATGCGGCACCAAGTGGATTGCGCACCATGCCCATCGTGGCCGGAGCCGCGGTACGCCCAAGGTCTTCCCATGGCGCCGTCGGTCCGGCGCGTTGCATCAGCACGGCAGACCGCCACCCGGGCGTTGTCCCGGCAGCCGCTGCAACGACCAAAGGCGCAGTGGCCGCTGCATCCTGAACCGAAGGGAGGTCTGCAAGGCGCAGCGTGGTGCGTCCGGCGGCGCGATCCGCCTCAGCCACAATCCGTCCTCCATCCACAGGGACGGTTGCGGATGGCAAGGCTGTGCGGGGCGAAAGCGTGACGACAACCGACAGGCCTTCCATCGCGACGGATCGGACGCGCCAGGGCTGCCCCTGCAAGGACAGCGACGCCGCCGACCACCCCGACAAATAGCGCCAGGGCAGGCGCACTTCGACAACCATCGTCTCCCGGCGCGCCGCGAAAAGACGTTCCCGCGCCCATTGCGCTGCATGGTCCGCATCCAAGGCAGCCGGAAGGTCGATGTGCTGCTCCTGGCCGTTTGCATGCAGATCAATGGACTGAAGCCCAAGCTGATAATCCCGGCTCGGGTCTGCAAAAGCCAGTTCTAGGCGTGACGGCAAGCTATCTGCCGCACCCCGCTTTTGATGCAGACGCGGGCCACCGTTCAGGTCGATCGCTGCACCCAAATCCTCTTCCGCAACAACGGTGTTGGGAAAGTCTGATCGGCCCACGTGCAGGGCGGTACCGCGATCGGTCCAGTCCAAAGCGGCGATATCATTCAAAGGCGCAAGGGCAGCCGCGACGGAGCTGCCATCGGCCACATAGCCGTCAAGCGTCCTGCTATAGGCCGCATCCACATCCCCGCCGGCAAGATCGGCAATGATGTCTACCACCGCCACCGGCCCGTCATCGGCAAGGACTTCAAAACTCAAATTGGGGATGCGGTTGCCGAAACTTTCCAGCGCCATATCTTCAAACACAGCATAGGCCCGGCCCCGATAGGCAGGCGCAGCCGCCCCCTCCGCTGACGCGATGAGAGGATCAACCGGCTGGTCCGGCGCGCCGCTGTGAAACCGGAAACCCGTTTCAATCTTAAAGTCCCCGGCCGCCCCGCGCAGCAGCGTGCCGTCAGCCCAGATACGTCCAATCCCTCGAATAGGGCGGGCGGACAGCAGCACCGCGAACGACGCCGAATAGCTATAGACCGTCGCATTGGGACGGCCCTTCCCTTGCGAGACCTTTTGGCGTTCCTCGCGCAAGTCGGTCGCCCAGATGACGGTGCCCGACACCCGCATCCGTCCATAGAGGCGCGGAATGCTGGCGCCATAGGTCGAGGCCTGCACAGCAAGATCCGCAAGCCGCGCGCCCTGCCGCCCTTTGGGGCCGAGCAGCGCCTGATCGACGCGTTGGCCCGCCATCGCGCCGATGGCCGCCCCAATCGGTCCGCCAATCGCAGACCCGACCGCTGTCAGCAAAAGTGTCGCCATGGTCAGTCTGTCTCCTGATACCAGATGCCGAGAAGGGGAAAGCTTGGCTGGCCCGGCGTTTCGACAACGCGGCGCAGGCCGGCATGGGCATGGACAAGGCCCGTCCCCGTCCAAAGCCCGAGATGGAGCTGGTCGAGACCCGGCTGCAGCAACAGGATGTCCGCCACCTGCGGCGCCCCTGCCAAACGGCGGGTGAAATGCCGGTCGAGACTTTCCATCGCCTGATCAGAAGGCGTGCCCCGCAGCGCATAGGTGCGCGGTGCTGCTTTGCTCAGGCCATGAATCATGGCGATCAACCCGATACAATCGACCCCGTCAAAATCACGGCCCTGCAAACGGAACGGCGTGCCGATCAACGCGCGCGCCGCGGCGACACGGGAAGACACATCAGATCGCATAGCGCGTCAGGAGATCATTGCCGGGAAGGTGCGGCTCGCCCCGAAAATTGGCGGCGTTGGCAAAGCGGGCGGTGCATGTGGCCAAGGTGCGGTCACACCCCTCGGTCAGTTCCACCAGCTGCCCTGCCATCCCATCGGGCACTGGGTCCGCAAGCGTGACCTGTGCGCCCGTCTGCGCCAGCACAACGCCCGAGCGACCGGCCAGAGGCCCCGTCAGCCAGCGCAACTGGCCGAGCACGAAACGCCCGCCCGGAAAGGCCGTGTCCAGCATGATATCAAACTGATCCGTGCCGCTGCACCGCGCGAGGACGCGCCGCCCGCGCAGATCGACCCGGCAGCGCTGATCCCCCAACGCGGCGCGGCATTGCGGCGACGTCGCCTCCGTCACGGGCCGGTCCAGCCGCGATGTTGCGCCCGACAGTTCCACAGAGAAGTTCAGGCCCGACATCTCGACGCGGCCCAATTGCCCGCGCACCAGAAAGACAGGTCCCGCATCCGGTGCCTGCCAGTTGACAGCATGGAGCGAGAGCTTTGCCCCGTCCCAAAGGCCCGCCGCCAGATCCGCTTCGGCCAGCGCATCCGACGTCAAGGCACCGGTGAGGTCGACACTAGCCGGGTCCATGGTCCGGTGCGTTTCAATGGCGGATGGCACCAGTCCGGGCGCGGCGCGGTGGAGCAGACCCCCAAACCAAAGATCGCGGTCATGGCTGGTCAGGCCGATGGTCACACCATCCCGCCGGTCCAGCCGCCAGCAAAAGGCGAGCGTCGTCAGATCATCCTCAAACCAGCTCATGCCGCGCGCACCTCGATCATCGGCACATGCGGCACCTCCCCCGCCAACGGTCCATGGCCGGAGATGTCGAGCTGGTCCGATTCAAAGCGGACAGGCACGTCGAAAAGGAAGCCTGCTGTGATGGCGGCTCCAGCGCCGGGTGGCGTTTCAAACAACAGGCTGCCCGCCGGTCCCACTTGCCAGCCAGACGTCCGTTCCTCCCCGTCAACAGCCACGCGCACCGAGCCTGCGACCGGCTGGGTGATCCGCCGCACTTCGGCATCGTCCCCCGCGCCATAAAGCTTCACCAGATCGAAGCGGACACGCGTGCCATCTCCGGTGCCGAGCAATATGTCAGTGGGCGTCGGCGTGCCGGTCATCCCGTTTGAACTATGGTCGAGCGGATCGCGGAAGCGGAAGGCCTTGGCCGCCCCCCGCCGCGCGCGGAAGAAGGCGAGCAATGTCTGAACATCGGCTTCGGAACGCACCCCCGGCCCGGCATCAAAGCGCAGCCGCCCGCTCACCCAGGCGGCATTGCGCTGCTCATGCCCCGAAGCGGTTGTGACCACAGCGGTCGAGAAGGTCGGCGAGACTTCCGCGCCCAGCCCAATCGCGAGCGGAAAGTCGACATTGTCAAAGGCGTCCACGGGATCGTCTCCAATGCTGAAATGGGTAAAGCCGTCGCGCATCACCTGCGGGAGGGCCCAGAAGAAGGTTTCGGCCACGCCCCGCCGCCGCGCGGTCTCCGCTGCCGCATCAATCTCCCGCCATTGCAGGTGGTCGTCGGGCAAGAGGACAAAGCCGGAGAGATAATGCTGACGCGCGACCGGATAGCCGAGCCGGTCGGTCATGGCCGCCGCCCCCAATCGGCTCGCTTCGGTCTGTCCCGCCGTCACCCAATCATAATCCTCCAGCTGGAGGATATCGAAAGCCGGTGTTGCCCAGCCGGTCGGCACATTGGCGCGCTTTAGGTCCGGCGCGGCTGCATCGAGCACGGTTGGGAGGTAGACGAGCAAGAGCGCCTCGCACGCCGGATGATCCGCGCGCACGGCGTCCACCAACGCCCGTGTCGAAGCAGCAAGAAGCGCGCCCGCCGCGTCGAGCAACGTCTTTTGCTCGGCGGTCAACGTCGTGCTGCGGACCGTTACAATCTCAACCGGCGCGCCGCCCAACGCCGCTTTGGCCGCGGCGTCATAAAGGCAGATGCGCCCGTCCGGCATCACCCACCACCAAGGCTCCCCCACCTGAAAGCGCGGCGCCTGCCCTGCCGTTACAGTCAGGCCGACAAAGGCCCGCGCCACTTCCTGCAGATAGGTCATGGCGTCGCCATTGGCAGGGGACAGCAATGTCGACGGCGGCGACCAGCCGGTCAAAGCGGGATCGCCATTAGAGGCCCGCTGCTTCCAGTCCGCCGGGCAATGGGCGTCAAACAGTTCATAAGACAGCGAGAGGATGACCGACAGGTCGAGCGCCTTTGCCCGTGCCAGAAAATCCGCATGCCAGTACGCGCACGGCATATTGAGCGCGCCGCCTTCGCGCGTCACATGGCTGGACGCGTCGAGCCGGAAATAATGGCTCATCCCCACATAGTGATTGATCGACCCGCGATAGCCGAGATGGAGGATGTGACGCAGCACCCGTTCCGGCGTGAGGTTGTAGCTGTCATCATATCCGGTCGCGATGGACAGGCCGTGGGGTGGCACCATGACGTCACCCGCACGCAGCACCGAACCAGCACCCTCGCAGGTGATGTCGTCCAGTTCGAGCCAGGCCTCAACCGGCGCAGAGAGCGCTGCATCTGCGCCTGAATAGCCCTGGGGCACGAGTGAAATGAACATCCGGTCGATATCGCCCGCCCAGACAGGATCATCCTCTGAAGGAAGCAGAAAGCCGCCATCCAGCCTGTCGAAATCCAGCGCGATGGTCGCGTCTTCGGGCCTGCCTTCTGCGTAATTCCAAAGCCGCACATACCAGCTGCGGGCCGCGCCATTGGCATCGCGGCCCTCGATCGTCAGCGTCGGGCCATTGACCGCATCCAGCGGCAGTACTCCTGAGGACCGCCAGCGAAAAGACAAAGTCAGCCCGCGATAATCACGCTGTGTTTCATAGGCGAGGAGGGGATGGTCGTCCGTATCTTCCGACGCCCAGATCAGCCCCGCCAGATCATTGGCGCGATAGAAGACAGCATCGACACGCAGACCATGCGCGCCTTGGGTGACAACAGAGGCCATCATCGGGCGCGGGAAATTGACTGTCCAATAGGCGGGGTCAAAGCACTTGAGATGGGCATGCTGTTGCGCATCGCCGGGCTTGGCAAACCAGAAGGCCATCGCTCAATTCCCCTCGCGCATCGCGTTACGAACGGCGCGGGCGATCTGCCGGCTGGAGCGCGCGAGCATCTCCGGCGCGGCACCTGCGGGTGCGTTGACGTTGATCGAGACGCGCACCTCTCTTGCGCCACCCATTGAGGGCACCGCGATCTGGCCACTTGATGTGGGGACGAACACTTCCGGCCCGCGCTCGCCGACCAGATAGCCGCGCCCCGGCGCCACCGGCCCGCCCGTCGCCCGACCGGGCAAACCGAGGAGCGATCCGACCAGCGTCGTGCCAAGGCCGAGCAATCCACTCCCTGACGCCCCGCCGCCAAGGCTGCCCAGCCCGGTGCGGAGCGCAGACGCCGCAATCTCTGCCATGGCCGACAGCGCCACACGCTTCAGATCATCAAAGCCCAGCTTGCCAGTGCGCAGCGCACGGGTCAGCGACCCTTCCAGCATCCGACCCGCCCGATCGACGCCCTCGCCAAAGGGCCCTTCCAGCGTGCCGCGCATCGTCGCCACATCGCGGGCAAAGCCTTGCGTGTCAGCACGGACGGCAACGACCAGCCGTTCGATTTCCTCATCCATCGGGATACATCTCCTTCAACCGCGCCAGATCATCGGCGCCGGCTGTTTCGGATTGGGGGGAGAGCGCGGTCAGCACTGCTGCGAGCTCCGCCGGTGTGGCCGACCAGAACATCTCTGGCGGCCAGCCGAGCAACGCGCCCGTAAGGCCCGCCAAGCGCCCGGCAGCCTCGGCAAAGCTCATCGCCCTTGCAGGATCTGGCCAAGCAGGACGCGCAGTGCAGGCGTTGCCGCTGCCAGACCACCGCGCACAACGGCATCGGCAAAGGCCTCCCGCCGCAGAGTGTCCTGCGTCCGGCAATGCCAGAATAAAGCGACCATTTCAGACAGAGCCAGCCGCCCTTCTGCCGCGCGTTCGACGAGCGCGAAGAGCGGGCCAAGTTCAGCCTCAGCGGCGACCAATGCGGCAAAGGTCGGGCGCAGGACATGACCCGCGACCTCCGCCTCGCCGCGTGCGGGATTGGCGCTGCTCACAGGCTCGTCACCGGGCCGGAGCTTTCGAGCGCGAGCGTGTAGTTGCGCTCCCCGTTGAAATCGCCCGCATAATCCAGCCGCGCGACGAGGAACTTACCCCGCAGCCGTTCGCCGCTTTCAAAACTCAGCTCATAGTCGTCGAGCACACCCGACAGCGCATTGGTCTTGATCCGCGCCTCAGCCACAGAGCCCGTAAAGATGCCCGCGCCGGACACGGAAACCGAGCGCACCCCGGCACCGGACAGCAGCTCACGCCAGCCGCCTGATCCCTTATGCGTGATGACAACGGCCTCGCCATTGATGCTGAGTTGCGTGGTGCGGAGGCCCGCCACCGTCTGATAAACGGGCGGCGACGCGCCATCGCCGACTTTCAAAAGGAAGGCACTACCCTTTTCTGCTGGCATATCAAATCTCCTGGTCTTGAAGGATGCGGATGCGGTGTTCGACAAGGCCTGCCCAAGGGCCTGCCGCGTCCCGCGCGATGAGAGTGCGCAGGAAGGTGAGGCTGATGATCCGCCCGCCGTCGAGCGTATGCGGGAGGGTCGCCATTGCGGCTTCAACGGCGCCGGTCAGACGGTGCAGCCGCGCAGGCACCTCGCCATCATCCCACAAGGTCACGGCAAAGCGGACTTCCCGACCCTGCTCGGTTTTGGTGCTCCAATCGGTCACCAGCCCGTCGCCGATGGCGGCATAAGGAAAGGCAGCGCGCGGCGGTGGCCCGTCATAGACGCCCGTCAATTCGGCCAAAGCCGGGTCGGCCGATAGATGCGCGACGACGGCCTGTTGCAGGTCAATCACGGCGCTCATCGCCCAAAACTCCGCAGCGCTGGATCGGTGATGAGGCGGCGGCGCAGGCGCTTGCCCGAGAGAACAACACCGTCATCGGTGCGGGTGATCGTAATGCCCGGCGGAGGTGTGACCTGCGCCAGACGTTCAATCTGTGCGTTGCGCCTTTGCGCGGCAAGCGCCTGCGCCTTTGCGATCATCCGTTCAAACATCAGCGGACCTCCTCACAGCTGAGCACCATTTGGGCGGGCGCTTGTGGGTCACTCACGACGCCGCGCACGCGCAGATATCGACCGCGCCAGACCAGCCGTGTGCCGGGGGTAATCCCCTCTCGCTTACGCAGCGTGACCGACCAGCGGGGCAGCGCGGAGAGCGCATCTGCGGCGGCGAGATCTGCGGGCATAAGCGGTGTGATCGCCGCCCAGGCCGCACCATCATAAAGATAGCCACCCGTCCGTCCGCCCAGCGCATCCCGCGCGGGATTGGGTTGTTCGATGGTCACGCGGTCACGCAGCGCGCCTGCGAATTCCCCGCTCATGCCAGACGCAGCCGACGCCAGGGGCGGAGCAGGGCGGCGACCGCAGCAGGCGGGCCGACATCATCGGCGGCATCGCGGTGCGCATGGATGTGCGCGGCCAGCCGGAGGATGCCGAGCCGCACCGGCTCCGGCAGGCCCGCCCAATCGGCGGACAGGCCTGCGCTCATCGACACACGCACCCGCCCCGCCGATCCCGGCTGGATCACGCGCACCCAGCCTTGGGCATGGGCATCAATATCGATGCCATAATCCCCCACCGGCAAAGGAAAGGCGGCGCCATCCGCCGGCAGTCCCTCAACGCCCGTGATGCTGCGCACCGGCACACTCGACAGGCGTTGCCAGCCGGAGCCTGCGCCCAGGATTTCGGAAAGCGGGCGTTGCAGCAGCACCTGCGCGGTAAAGGCTTCGGCCAGCGCTGCGGCATCGGCGATCAGCCGGTCAAGCAGCGCATCTTCGTCGGCATGGTCGATGCGCAGATAGGCCTTGGCCTCATCGCGCGCAGGCACCAGCAGCGCGCCCGGAATAGGGCTCGGTTCAATCATGGTCATATCCCCGTTGGTGAGTGGGTGGTCAGGCCGCGACGCGCATCGCCCCGACGCGCGACAGGCGGACGGTGGCAGACACGCTCTGCGCGGCACCGGTCAGGTTGCGGAAATCAAGGTCGGCGCGCACCTGAATCTGGCTGATGTCGCTTTGCGCCGTCATGTTCTGGCCGAGCGCGACCTTGCCGGGGTCCTGAAAGTCCAGAACTTCGGTGCAATAATCCAGCCAGCTGCCGTCATAACAATCGAGGAAGGCCGGGGCGGACATGTTGATGACGGAGCCGCCGCGCCCGGTGAAGCCGGTGAGAAACTTGTTCGTCGTCGGGCTTTGCACGATCAGCGAGAGCGAGGCCCCGCTGAAATATTGCGCACCTGCCTCCACCCGCATCCGCGCGACGCCACGCAGCCTGTCGTTGATCGTCAGCCAGCCATTGGCAAAGAGGGTCGCGAGCGACGCCAGTTGATAGACTTGGATCTGGCAGCTCGAATTCGCAGCGAGCGTGCCTGAGATCGTCAGTTTGAACACCGGGAAACCGTCCGGGTCTGTCTCCACGCCTTTTTCCACCACGCAGGACATGCCGGTGCCCGACCCGCTGATAAACATCGTCCAGCCTTGCGGGATATCGGTCACCAGCGGCGCTACGCCCCAGGTGCCGAGTCGTGCCCCGTTCGTCCCCGGCGTGAAGATGGAGTTGGACATGATGGAGGGCTGCGCTGCCCCCAAGGACGCCAGCCCATTGGCCGTCGGCCAAGTGATCTGCGCCGGAAGCGCTGCCCAATTGGGCCAGATCGCCGACAGCCGCTCAATGATCTTCGCGGCAATCCGCTTCGCGCCAAAGCCCGTGCAGTGCAGGCCGTCGCGCAGATAGCCCTGCTTGTTGCGGTAGAGCGTGCCAGATGCCGGATCGACAAACTCTCCCCATGTATCGACGACGATCACATTCGTCCGCGCATTGGCATGGCCTGAGGCGTAATCGAGCGTCAGCAGCCAATCCGAAAAGGCTTTGAAGTTGGCGGTGACGCTCTGCCCGCCCAACGTGCCATTGTCGTTCACGCCCTTGGGCAGCTCATTGCAGATGATCCACACCTTGTTGGGTGCTGTGTTGAGAATCGTCAGGATGTTATTGCGCGACGCGGTCAGATAACCTGCGTCCGACACGATCTGGTCATTGGTGCCATAGAGTAGAATGCCGATCCCGGCCTCATGCGCATTGGCAAAGTCAGCGCCCTTATTATCGGAAAAGTTGATCGCGCCTTCCGACCGCCAGGCATCGCCAGCCGTCGCCACCCCATTGGCGTTCTGCCGGGGGAGGGCCGCGCCCTGATAGGTAGTCGAGGCGGGCACCGTGAAATTGGCGTTGCGCGCAATCCGCAATTTGTAGGCCGACAAGAGCTCGAGCCAAGGTGCATAGCCAAGATTCTGCGTCCCTTGGATGAGGCCATTGGCGGTATTGGTCGTGGTCTTGCCATCCGCCGTGCGGCTGTCGCCATAGATCAGGAACCGCATATTGGCGGGGACCGGCGCCACTGGCCCGGCCGCGCCGCCCGACGGGCGCTGGGTCAGCGCCAGCCCGGTGTCAAAGCCCAGACCCGTCATCAGTAAAGCGCCACGATGTCAGCCGCCGTCGTGCCCGTTGCGCGGACAAAGCCGGGGCGGAAGGGCAGCACAGAGCCCGAGGGCACATTGCGGAAGGTGACGTCTGCCGAGCCATTCACACCGCGCATCACGATGTGACCGCCCGTGCCGATGAACAGCGCCTTGGGGGTCGTGACGACCGGATTGGTGTCGTGCGGCACAAGTGCGGCGGCATCTTCGGCAGGCGAGGTGACGCTATCGGCGGACGCGGCAAAGGGATCAGGCATTGGGGGCCTCCGTTCATTTGAAAAGGGGAAGAAAAGGCCTCTCCCCGCCCGAAAGCGCGGGAGAGGCCAGGCGCATCAGCTCACTGAGAATTTCAGCAGCTTGATCGCCTCTGAATTGGAGACGGACCCGCCAACACGTTTGGTCGCGTAGAAGTTGACGAACGGCTTGTTGGTAAAGGGATCACGCAGCACCGTCGTCTCGGCCCGTTCGGCGATCAGATAGCCCGCCTTGAAATTGCCGAACGCGATCGCGTGGCTGTTGGCCGCAATGTCGGGCATGTCTTCGGCCTCGACCACCGGATAGCCGAGCAGCGTATTGGGTTGGCCCGCAACCAGACCCGGCTGGAAGAGGAAAGCGCCATCGGTCGTCTTGAACTTGCGGATGACGGCGAGCGTCGCTGAATTCATCACCCACACCGCCCCCTGGCGGTAAGGCGCGCGCAGCGTGTGGACGAGATCGACGAGCTTGTCCTGCGGGTTGGTCGCAAAGGCGCCGGCGGCCCCTGTCGGCACATATTGAAGGACACCAAAGGCGCGGGTCGCATCGCCGGTGAGGACAGGCGTGCCGGTCAAAAAGCCACGCGGCCGGTTGGTGCCGCTGCCCGACACGAACGCTGTGCCTTCGGCCTTGGCAAATTCAGCGGAGATTTCGCTCGCCAGCCAGCCTTCGACGTCAAACGCCGCATCATCGAGCATCGCCTGCGTGGCGGCCGGATTGGCATAAAGATCCCCAAAGCTTGGGATGACTTCATTGAAGGTCGGCGTGCCGGTTTCCGGACGCGCCTGTGTTTCGGACGCCCAGCCGGAGGAAACGCCGTTCTGCGTCACCAGCTTGCGATAGCCTGCCGAGCCGACGCGCACGACATTGGCGATCTGACGGATGGGGGAGGCCGCCTTCAGCAGCGCGTCGATATTGCCGTCAATCTCCCGCGGGATGGCAAAGCCGCCATCGGGCCCGGTCGTGCCGGTAAAGCTTTTGAGCTCGACATCGGTGCCGCGACGGACATAGCCGTCGATGAACGCGGCGCGCGCCGGGTCTGCCGTGCGGGCGCCCGAGAGCGCAGGGCGGTTGGCGACCACGGGGGGCACCTCCAATGTATCAAATGCCGCATCAATGGCATCAGCCTTCACTTCATAGTCCATGCAGTTTCTCCTGTTTGGGATTCGTTTGATTGGGGCTCGCCCGATTGAGCGTGTGTGGCAATGACGCGCGCCAGCGGCTGCATAGGCTGCGCGACAAGGCTGACCTCGATGAGGTCAAGCGCGTTGAGTTCCCGGAAAGGCCCAGTCTTTCCCGCCGCGCGGACCCGGTAGCCAAAGGACAGGCCCTGCCCGATAGGGACGGCGCGCCCGGTGATGGTGCCGGTGACGCGCAGACCGCGATCATCCTCCAGCACCGTATCCACTGTGCCGATCCGGCGGGTGGCGTCATGACACCAGAGAACGGGAAGCCCCGCCTTTGCGCCGTCAAAAGCGCCTTTGCGGATGATGTCCCCGCCTCTGTCGGGGTGATCGAAGATGGCGGCATAGCCTGCGAAACGGACCGTCACTGTCATTTGGCGATCAGTTCGCTCAGACCCAGCCTGACGGCGAGACCAACGAGCAGAAGCGCCAGCGCCCCGCGCACCAGCCAGCCGAGCACAGCCTTGCGCACCGTCGTCTTGGCGTCACGCCAGGCGGACAAAAGCTCCCGCAGTTCGGCCATATCTTTTGCCGCGCTGTCATCTGACAGGCCGAGCCGGGCGAGCGCACGCGCCGCCCCAAGGTCCGACGCTTCCTCAATCAGCGCCCGCAGCGTCACAAGGTCCGATCCGCGCGCTTCGGCTTGGGCGGCGAGATGGATGAGCATATTTGAGTTCGTCATTGGTCCGTCTCCAGCGGGGCCAAGCCCACAAGCGCGCGCTTTTCCTGCGGTGTCAGAAAGTCGGCTGCCGTCACCTGTGCCCAAAGCCGTTCGCGGTCTTCGCTCAGCGCGGGCACGCGGTCGGCATCGATGCGCAGGGAGAGACCGGCAAAATGGGGGGAGAGGCCTTCGGCTATGGCGTCGAGGATCTTCCCCGCCATCGGCAGGATCGATTGGCGCCACAAAGCGCGGTTCGCCTCACGGTAATTGGCGTAGGTCGCATCCCCCGGCAGGCCGAGCAGCACCGGCGGCACCCCGAAGGCAAGTGCAATGTCGCGGGCAGCGGCAGCCTTCAGCGCCGCAAAGTCCATATCAGCCGGCGTCAGCGACAAAGCCTGCCAGCGCAGGCCCCCTTCGAGCAGCATCGGGCGTCCCGCATTCTTCGCGCCTGCAAAGCCCGCCGCGAGCTCCTCGCGCAACCGGTCAAATTGTTCGGCGGACAATTGCTCCGCCGCCTCATGCACCAGTGCGCCGGAGGGCCGCGCCGCATTGTCGAGCAGCGCCTTGTTCCAGGTCATTGCCGCGCGGTGGACCGCCATGGGTCCGGCCGCTGCATCCAGACTGCCCAGCCCATAATGGTCATCGAGCGGATGGTGCGTGCGGATATGGATGACGCCGTCTGACGGCAGCAGCGTGGCGACATCGCCCGCTTTATAGCGATAAGCGATGGGCCAGCCGCGCGCATCCGCCTCCACCGAGACGCGTTCCGGACGCAGGGCGAAGAGTTCAACAGGCGTGCCCGCCGGGTCGGTCAGCAGCTGCACATAGCCATTGCCGTGGAGCAGCAACTGCGCGGCAAGCGTTTCCAGGAGCGCCTGCCCGCCCGATGTGGCGCAGACCAGTTTCCCCGCCGCGTCATCACTCGCGACAAAGGGGATCGACGCCACACCTTCGGCCACCAGCCGCACCGCACGCTGGGCGATGGCGCAGCCGAGGTAAAGTTCCCGCAGCTGCACTTCATAGGCGCGCGGCCATTCCCCGCTGATCCAGTTCGCCACCCGCGTCAGCGCCGGACGCGCAGGCGCCCGCACGGCCGATTTCCAGCCAAAGAGTTTCATGAAATTCTCCAAATAGGTTTGTTGACGGCCAGCCCACCAACGCCGCTCGCCCTGAGCCTGTCGAAGGGTGGCAACTCGACACTCCGTTTGTCCTGAGCCTGTCGAAGGACTGTTCTTGCTGTTCTTCGAAATGAGTCGCCCAATAAGGGCAATCCTTCGACAAGCTCAGGATGAGCGGGTGGTTGGGGGATGTCCTATTTAAAGGACCCGCACCCGAGGTTCCGGCCCGCTTGGCTTCAACATCAATTCGGTCACCGCCCACACCAAGGCATCCGCCCGGTCAGGGGAGCGCCCCGGGCCGTGATAGGCACCGCCAGTGCACAGCCCGCAGAGTTCATCTTCCAACTCGGGAAAGCGGCCCGCATGACGGACCTTCCCGCGTTCGTAGAGGGCAGCGACCGGCTCGGCCCGCGCCACCTTGCCGCGTGCGGCGTGCACAAGGCGGACAGGGAGGGTGGGGGCCGCACCCCGCAAAACGCTTTCGACCATATCCCCGCCATTATTGGCTTCGGCGATCACGCGGTCAGCGCCATGTTTTTCGGCGAGCGCGGCCACTTGACGCGCCCAGCCTTCAGGCGAGGCGCCGGAGAGGCTGGCATCTTCCAGAATATAGGCCACCCCGTCTGAGCCCAAAGCGGCGGCGACAATCCCGCAGGCGTCGCCCTTGCGGCCGGCGGGGGGATCGACGCCGATGATGGTGCGCGCCAATTGAGGTACTGCCGACGTCCGCGCCATGTCCATCATCGCCCGCGTCCAAAGCGCGCCGTCGACATCGTCGATTAACTCGCCATCCAGCTCCTGTCGGCCCAAGCGGGTGCCCGCATAAACCGCCTGCATCGCCGCCACGAACGGCGCGGCCAAGTTCAGAGCATTGTCCGCCATCCGTCCGCGCGTGGTTGTCACACCCTGTTCGGACATGAGCCGCCGGATCAGCGGCACCGGGCGCGGCGTGGTGGTAGCCATGACCTGCGGATGGGTGCCCAGCCGCAAACTCATCGCCATATTGTCCCAAACGGTATCTGCATTATCCCATTTGGCACATTCATCGGCCCAGGCGATGTGATGTTCGGGCCCGCGCAAGCCTTCCGGCTCAGCAGCGGAATAGAGCTTAGCAATAGCCCCATTGGGCCAGACCAGCCGGTGCAGCGAGGGCTCGAAATTGGGCCGCATATCGTCTGGCGCGATGGACAAGAGCCCGCTTTCCCCTTCCACCATGATCGCGCGGGCATCGGCCATGGTGGCGGCGACCAACGCGATCCGCAGCCGACCATCAGCTTCCGCCCGTGCGCGGACCCATTCTGCCCCCGTGCGCGTCTTGCCAAAGCCGCGTCCGGCGAGAAGCAGCCAACAGCGCCAATCGCCTGCGGGTTCGGCCTGATCCGGCCTGCGCCAGAAAGACCAATCAAAGGCGATCTGGGCCAGCCGGGCGTGGTTTGCTTTGAGCCATTTGGCGAAGACGCTGTCGTCGGCGTCGGCAAGCTTCAAGACATGGTCGAGATCGTCAGTCATTGGCGGCCTTGGCCGCCTTCACCCGTGCCCGCATGTCCAACAGCTTGGCTTCGACGCGCTTCGCAATTTCAGCGCTGTTGTCCGCCTTGGCGATCGGCTTGGGGGTCCCGCGCACCGAGCTACGGTGCATCGCCAGCAAAGCCAGCGCGAGCCGATGCTTTTGCGCGCGCGACTTAAGCGTGGCATCCGACACTTTGCCCGAAATGGTCCGTAGCGCTTCTGCCAGCAATTCGGCCTCCAGCCGGGCAAAGCCTTCGGACAGCGCCACCTGCCAATCGCGCGCAAAGTCCGGATTCTTCCGCTTCAGCGCATAGACCCGCGATGACGCCACGCCCGCCTTACGCGCCGAGGCCGCGACATTGGAGGTGAGTGCCAGCTCCTCCAGAAAGAGCTTACGGGCACGGGCATCAAAACCCGACGCACCGTTCTGCGCGTCCGCACGCGGCTTGGCAAAGGCCAT